GGCAGACTTCGCGGCAGACTTCGCGCCGATCGCGAGTTGACGGGCGAGGGCCTTCCTGCCCGTTAGCTCAAAACCTGCGTTTTTTAATAAATTAAAAAATTGTTTGTAGTATCTGCCTTCTCTATGATCTTTTAGTGCCTGAATAAACTTAGCAATCTCTCCTTCGCCTTCTTGGAAGTAGTTAAGCGTTGGTTTTTTATCTAAGTACAACTCGCCTTCTTGCTCTTTTATAACAATGTCTTGCTTAGATAAAATCCTCTCAAATTCATCAAAGATTTTTTCACTGCTTAAATCTACTAGCTTCAATTTCTCAATGGCGCTTCCAACAAACCCCATAATCTTAGCCATTTCGGTGGCAGGGTATTCGTCTTTTCTCTTTTTGCCAAAAAGCTCATTAACCTCTTGCCCATTATGATTACGCCAATTCTCAAATATCAGTTGATGTTCGCTGTAGCTTGACCATTTACTCATTATCCAAAACCTCGTTAAGCAATCTATTAATTCGGTCTGCTTTGGTGAATACTCGCGCTTTATTTCCCTTTGCCTCTTTTATCATAAAAGCGCCAGGAGTTGAAGGCTCGGAAACCATATCAAAACAAATCAATTGAAAGTCTTCTTCTACTGTTGTCTGGCCGCCAGAATCCGTCACAGAACCCATTCCTCTGGAAGAAATGCCTAGTTTTACTCCGGATTCAACTAAAGATCTCAGTATCTTGCCAGACGGCGTATCAAGAACTTTGATTTTGCCCATCACATCATTGTTGTCCATCCAGATCTTTGTAATCATATGGGAAGCGTTTCTAAGATTAATTACAGAATCGTCGGGATGATCTAATTCGCCCAGTGCTCTATTTTCTTTGACTATCTTTTGATAATTCTGGACTTCTTTCTTGAGGACATCGTAAGGATAAACCCTGCCGTTTCCATTAACAGTATCGGCTTTCTGTACAATACCAGAAAGCATCATGCCGCCGTTAGACACAAATCTTTTTTCCTCTTCAGTTAAAAGATCTTTGCAAACGCCGCCATCGCACAGTGCGTAATATTCTCGTAATAATTTCATCTTGTAATCTTACCTTTATAATTCAACATAGAGTGCTGGGATCTTTTCTTTCATCGCTCAATAGCGAACATAAGCATATATAGGCTCTGTATTGTTGGCTACTGATCTTATGAATACCAAATTAATTGGCTCATCACCATGTCTCATCGTATGGTAATTAAAATCGCCAGAAGTAGCTTGACCTAAAATGAGAAAATCTTTGTCTGATGCTTGGTTTTTCCAACTTGGGTCTTTACCATCAAACACATTTGAATCTTCATAGCCGTTACTTGAAAGCCAAGCGCGAACGACAGCGATATCTTCTTCTGTTGAAGACTCTCTTGAACGATCTTTCCAGTCACGTGCCCAGGTTTTATGTTTTCTATTTCTAACGTTGTCTAGCAAATGTTCCCACTCAGACTGTCCAACTGTTTCACCCTGATTTTCATTCAAAACCCTTGATAGTTCCTCTTTGATAATCTGCTTTAGTCTATTTTTTGTAATTTTCATAATTTCTCACCTTTTAAGTTTAATTTGCGGGCGTCACCCGCACGTGCATGCAGCCAGATTTACAAAGCCTGACCGGCTGAAGCATCCACTTCTTAGTCCACGTGGTATTCATTGTTGTCCTCCTTGTTTCTGCCCTCTGTGTTTCTTCGCTATGGAGGTTTCCAAAGTTTTAAGCACTCTTTGGAGAATTGCGCGGTGACGCACCAAATCAACACCAGGAAGCGCCGCGAGTTTAGAAAAATAAGCCTCCAACTGATTTACAATACCTCTTTCTTGACTGGTTTCTTCGGCGCCGGCAGATATTCTGCCTAAAGCGTCCTTCTTCTGTTGCGAAGTGGAAACGGACTGCTGCTTTAAGGCAGTAGGATCTGGGATTTGCGCCTCCGAAAGTACATAACTTATTTCTTCTGCAATAATTTTTCTAAGTTGTCTTTTAGTGAATTTCATTGTCACCTATCTCCATGGCTTGTGCAAGTTGAATTCCTTTATCTCCGAAAACCATATTAAAAACATAAGATGTTCCAGATGATAGCCACCCGAGAAGAAAGAAATTGGCGATAGTCATATCAAAACTAAATAGTTCAGTGAACGGAGAAAGTAACATTAAAAACCAACCAACATGAAAACCCATGCACATTGGACAATGAAATACTTTTCCGTATCCCCAACAAGACTCTTTTGCCGGTCTTAGTTTTTTCAACAATGGCAGATCGCTATACACCAAAATTTGCGTAAGGCCGTAAGCGCAGAGAATAAAAGTTAAAAGTTCCACTAATTCGGCTCAACTTGTTTATATGCTTTTAAGTTAACTAGATAGTTCGCTAGTTTCTGTTCAGCATATCTATCTGGATCCGATATCTCTTCGTCTCTGTTTTTTGACAAATCTTGAATTAATAAAGAGGCGAATTTATTAAGATGCCCTTCGTCTGTGATTTCTTCTGTTGGATCATCAATATTGAGAAGCTTCCCAATATAAGATTTATTAGCCTCTGCATCATTAGCGCCATGGCCGATATATTCACCAGCGGCTATTTGAAGAAGTTTTACAGCAGGACCAACAATTTCTTTCGCATTCCTTACGGCGTTAAACCCTTTATTAAGGAGTTTCCCGGTCGTCCATAATCCCCTTAAACCTGACGCCACATTGCCAACTATTGGGAGGGTGCCGATAGCATCTAATGATGCATTGACAATATCTTCTCCAAATTCCTCTACTACGAACTTAAAAGTTTCCACGCTGGCTAGCTTGGCAGAAATAATATATAAATCACGCTTAATTTTATCCACATAATCGCCGGCGGTCGTTTCTTCTTCCAAGATAAATCGATCCCAGCGCTCCATGATCAGCTTCATTTCAGACATTCCAGAATCCCTACATCGTATACATTGAATTCATAGAATAAGAATCTCGGACATAGCCCTTGCGAATGGAGCCCTGCTCGACAGCTTGCGGCACTTCGCCAAGTTCCGTAGAGTCTTCTTTTTCTGGGTTTACGTACTCGTCTTCGGCGGCGGCGATAACCGCGTCTGTTGCCTCAAAATATGGCCTCTCTTCGTTGATGAAGTTGGAAATATTAATCAGAGCCATCTTGGCCGAACTCATATCTTCATTTTTTGGAGTTTCCATGATCGCCTCAAAAGAGCCGTAAAAGGAGCCGGCCTGAATAGATTCTGGAATTATAATGCCCCTCTTGCGGAGATAGGCAAACAATCTATTTTGGGCGCCATATACGTAATCTGAAATAACTTCCTTGGGAAACGCTGTAACCTTACCCTTTGAAGGCGATAAAACAATATCAATGTCGCCGTGGTCAAAAATCATCAGATCCCCACCCAAACTCTTGCGCACATCCATCTCAAGAGTAATAGTTTTCCTGTTGGCCTCGTCGCCAACTCTAATCGTTATCGCCATTATAAATTTCTCCGACTAATGATTGGGTTTTTAATATAGTAATTAATGTGCTTTCGGTAATTTCAGCATGCGCATATGAGTTTAACTCATTGATGATGTTTCTTGTTTTTCTACTCATCTCTCCGTCATTCTTAATTTCTGGGGCCTGAACTGACGCCTCTGTTAATTTTAATTTCAACCTTGCGATCTCTTCATTGAGGAACATCTTAAGACTTAGAGCGTTATCTGAAAAAGAGGCGATGTAATACGTTAGAAGCTTTTTCTGTTCGTCTAGCAATTCTCCATCATATCTTTTATTGAACTTCTTAACAAATTCTCGATAGGTGATATTGTCGATTGACGGCATTGAAGAGTCCTCTTCCTCTCCCACCATATTTTTGATAATCTCGCTCTCTAGAATAATTCTACTTTTAGGAGAGGTTTTAAGAGAAAAGATTTGATCGATTGTGGCCAGCGTTTTATAGTTTGGCACAAAATTGTTATAAAGTTTCGGTGACAGTTCCTTGTTAATGTCGTGAATTAATTCCGTTTGTTGGGCAAATAAATCATTTGGATCGAGCATTCTCTTTTGGATTCTTGCTTCTTCAAGGATCGCCTTAGAAGTCTCCCGATTCAAATCTTGATTCTCGTATAACGAGCGGTAACACTCCAAGTCTCTTTTAAGCAGGCTGCCGTTGCAGAAGTGTTTTCTTATAACAGAAACAACCTTGTCCCTCCTTTGATGGGAACCTTTGAGAATCGCCACAGTGGCTTCTCTAATCAGCGCCTCATACACAAAGGCCGTATTCCTTTTTTTATTGTGCCGTATCTTCATTCTTTTGCTCCAGTAATAGCGAGGCGCTTTTCTTTTCTAAATCTTCTAACAACACACGAACAGAAGCATCAACTGTGAATAATTTATCTTCTTCGTCCATTTCCCTTAAATTATAATTAGATTGCTCTTCGTTGTAAATCCCAACACTCGCGCCAACCGTTCTAGCCAAGGAGCCAATCTCGGCGCCCGGAAAGACGTTTCTTCTCGTTGAGCTGCTCTTTTCCGCGCCATGCATGCTATTGAAATGTCTTGTGCGGGGGCCAGAACCCGATCGCTTATCAACGCGTTTCGGATGATAGATTTTTCCTTTGGCACCGCGCGTTAGGTCCCAGTTGCGCGCGGCGGGCGTTAGGCGCGGCGAATTTCGGGAGCCCGGCGGAACTGCCAATAGGGCCGATTCATCACCAGGGGGCTCGCCCAGGGGCTCTTCGCCACCCAAAACTTCGGCGGCCTCACCACCAGCTTCTGCTGCCGGCATTTCCATTGGGCCTCCCAAATCGCCTCCCAAATCGCCTCCCAAGTCTCCTAAGCCGCCGCCGTCGCTAGCTACTGCTTCTGCAACTTGCTGCAGGGACGCATCCTGCTTCCGATCAAAGTACATTTCACGCTGATTGCGTACGAACTCTTCGTGAGACATCCCAAAAATATTTTCTGTAACCCAGCGGCGCGAGAAAAAACCCTCCGTAGCGGAAGCGGCAATATCAAACTTCGACTTCCAGTGTTCTAGTTCCTGTAGTTCTGCTATCTTAGACGGGTTATTCAGCCCCAATGAAAATCCAAGGAGGTCATCACCTCGGAATCCCAATGTATAAAGATGAATGATTCCGATCTTTGTTAGTTCCGCAACAATAACTCTCTGGAGTCTTTGTATCGTTCTGGCGAACCGAATATCTTTTTGTGCCAAAGTCGTTTTGTCTTCAGTGGCGCCGTCGCCCATTGTAAGGTATGATTGGGGAACTTTAAGAGCGCTAAACAATTTATCACGAAGATACTTAACATCGTCTATCTGTGTGGTATTTGTCCCCCCGGCAAGATTTGTGATGTCGGTCACGGATCCGGCGCGCACCGGAATGAAATAATCTTCTTCAATGGCCATCGGGTTATAGCGAAGATCTATGCGGCCGGTCGATGCATCAACAACAGAGTGGCGCTTAAGCTGTGTTACTATTTTTTCCATGTATTGTTCGACATCTTGGGGCGGAATGGCGCCAACATCAATCTTAAATACTCGTCGCTCGGATGAGCGAACAACACGATAAGCCATCATCGCGTCTTCCATTAATGTTAATTGACGCCAAATGCGGCGGGCCGGCTCTAGAATTGACGAACCATAGGGGACATTCTTATCGTTGCCCAAAATACGAAAATGGCAAATTTGCCAGTTTTCGAATGTCATGCCGGCCGAATTCCACTGATACTGCACATAATTTGGATTTGTAGAGTCCTTGCCCTCCAATCTTTCAATATCCTGCGGCGGTAATGCGATAACAGACTTAATCCCATATTTGTCATCGATATCTAGAAACAAAAAGAAGTCGCCATATTTACACATCGTGCGACTCCAACCAAACAAATTGTATTGCAAGTTTAGGATCTGATCAAATAAAATTGTAAGAACTGCTTTTATCTCCTCGTTTGGGCATTTGATTCTTAACATCGGACGCAGTTCTGAATATGTAGTCATTTCATCTGAATAAATATCCAACGTCGAAGCTATCTCTGGAGTGTATTCCATTTGATCAAAATCAATGTAACGCTCGCCGCGACGTTGATTCGCAATTGCATCTGTGGATATTACATCCAGGGGGTTATATAATGTCTTCTTGAACTGTTGTCCAGAGGCCGACTTGAATCTGGAACTAAACTTATCTAGATGCTGCCTTCTGATGCGACGACCAGACTGTGACCGATAGCTAATAATCGGGCCAGAAAATAGCCTAGTCAGGGCTTTGAAGAGTTGCGACTCTGAATTGTTGGGGTTCTTGCCCGCTCTGCCTAATGCCATTATAAACTCACTTTATGATCCATTTGTATTGTCCCCAATGATCTTCTGCCTCGGACATCAAGTCGGCGGCATTGTTCCTTCTATAGCCATGCTGGCCTTTCAATTGGGTGTTAATCGTTGTTTTGACCGTGTAAATCGCGTTGGCGAAGGCTTTTTGGTAATTCAATTCCCTAAAATTACTCTGAATAGCAGTATCCCTTACCCAGCATGCGATGGCTAAGGACATAATCAAATCGTCATGATACCCCTTCATTGCTTGTGGTCTGCCATTTTTCCAAATAAAAGTCTTCATTTCCTCTACAGCGCGAAAAGAATACACCTTAATTAGTTTATTCCTGATAAACTCCTCTAATTTCGCAATGACAAGTGGTCTAGTTTTCATACTAGTTGAGAAACCTGCCACCGCTGACGTTCTGTATTCTGCCTGATGCTGCTCAATGTATTCATGAGTTGACTTAATGGAGTGGTATAGATTGGGGTACTCGCACTCCGTCAATTTATCTAAAACAGTATAGCCGATATTATTGTTTTCGACTACCATCATGCAATTGCCGAATTCGCGGCCGACTTGAAAGTAATACCGAAAACATATCCGGTGTCAGCTTGCCCCGGTATTCCCCTATGCACTCTAAAGTCTCTAGTTTTATCACGTGAAAA